ATCGTTTGCCACAATCGAAAGACAGCAACGCAAGATATGTAGTCATATTTTTAATAATTTATTGTACAAATAAAAATATAGGGTAGGGGGTTAAAAAGTCAAAAAGGGGTCGCCCTTAGAGACCGCGTCTTACCCATTTTCATACGGTGTCAAAATTAGAAGGGGGGTGTATTCCCCATTGATATGATTAGAGGTTAAAAATGGCAGCAGGCAGACCTAAAAAGCCCGCACAACAAAAAGTCTTAGAAGGAACTAAGCTGCGAGCCGATCGTGATACTCACGGCCCTGAAGCCGTTCTTGGTTTGCCAGATGCGCCCCATTGGTTATGTAAAAATGGTAAAAAACATTGGCAAACGCTAGGGCCGCAATTAGTCAGCATGGGTTTAATTAGCCTGATTGACGGTGATTTGTTTTCCATGCACTGCGACAATATGGCGAAGTATGCCGCACTCATGGAGAGGTTTCCTGAAGCCGATAAGTGGGTTGCTACAACGCCTAATGGTTTTGAAATGATGTCCGCGTGGGTGTCTGTTCGTAGTCGTTTGCAAGAAATGATTATTAAAACAGGCCGTGAGTTTGGGTTAAGTCCTGCCGCACGCTCTAGTATTAAAGTTGAAAGTCGTCAGCTTTCTTTATTGGGCGAAGCACCGCTTAACGAATTTGAAGCACTCAAAATTCACTAATTGATAGGTTGATAAATGAAACATCGTGACTATGCCGCGCTATGTACTGAGTACGCGCTGAATGTCACGACGGGTAAATTATCGGCTTGTCTTTATGTACAGCAATCGTGTCAACGCTTCTTAAATGACCTCGCTAATACAGAGTTGATTTGGCGTTTTGATGTTGAAAAAGTTGAGCATGTTTGTCGTTTTATTGAGTTGTTGCCACATACCCAAGGCAAGTGGGCAGCGGCTAGGCAACGTATCACCCTAGAACCGTTTCAGATTTTTATTGTTGCCAATTTATTTGGCTGGTGCGATGCCGACGGTCGCCGTCGTTATCGTTATGCCTACATCGAAATGCCGCGTAAGAATGGCAAGTCAACATTATTGGCCGCTATTGGCTTGTACTGTGGGTTTATTGAAGGTGAGCAAGGGGCGCAAGTTTACAGCGCAGCAACCACGCGTGACCAAGCACGGATTGTTTGGGAAGAAGCGCAACGCATGGTCAACCGCTTGCCTAAGTTGCAAGCGGCCTTTGAGATTAAGACAGGTCAGCACTCTATTTTTAGCTTGACCAGTGCCAGTTCGTTCAAGGCATTGTCTCGTGACCAAGGCGGCAATCAAGACGGGCTGAATGTGCATTGTGCATTAGTCGATGAGCTTCACGCGCATAAGTCTAGTGAGATGTTAGACGTTCTTGAATCAGCAACAGGGGCGCGTGAACAGCCAATCGTGATCATGATTACCACGGCGGGCTTTGATTTACACGGCGTGTGTTACCGCGAACGTCAAACCGTCATTGATTTGCTATCAGGCAAGATTACCCATGACCGTTATTTTGGCATTATCTACACGATAGATGATGGCGACGACTGGACCGATCCTGCTGTGTGGCGTAAGGCCAACCCGAATTACGGATTGTCAGTCAGTGAAGACGCATTAGCGGCAGCTTGTGAAAAAGCTAAGGTACAACCAACAGCACAAACGAATTTCTTGACCAAGCATTTGTGCGTTTGGGTGAATGCGCGTTCTGCATGGATGGATATGCAGCTATGGGCTGCCTGTGGTGACAAGTACCTATCACCGCAACAGTTTACCGATTGCCCATTGTTTATTGGCTTGGACTTAGCCAGTAAGAGCGATTTAGCGGGCAAAGTGAAGGTGTTTTTACGGTCTATTGATGGTGTTCAGCACTATTACATCTTTAGTGACCAATATATCAACGAAGATACGGCTGAATTACCGAACAATCGGCAGTATTTAGCATGGGCGCGTGATGGTTTTCTGACATTAACGCCTGGTAACGTCACTGATTTTGGTCAAATTGAGCAGGATATTCTTGAAGAATACAGTCAATTTGACTTGCGCGAAGTGGGTTTTGACCCGTTTAACGCCGTGTATATTGCTCAAAGATTACAAGCCGCTGACATTGTGACGGTAGAAATACCGCAACAAGTGCGGTTTTTGTCTGAGCCGATGAAATGGATTGATGTTTTAGTCCGTGCTGGCCGCTTGCATCACAACGGCGACCCTGTTTTATCGTGGGCTATGTCCAATGTTACGGTTAAACCTGATGCCAACGACAACATTTTCCCGCGTAAAGACGCGCCAGAAAACAAAATCGACCCTGCCGTTGCACTCATCAATGCCATGTCACGGGCTATTCACTTTGATGAAGTGGGCGGCCTTGATAATAGTGGTGATGCAGCAATGGATGACTACCTAAAAGACTTTGTAAGAGTAAGCAAACGATGACAGTCTGGACTTCCATTGCATCATGGTTTGGTGTTGCTCCTGCCGAACCAAAACGTGGCCGACAATACGCCAGTGCAGGAGCTGGAACAACTGCCAAGCTTGTGACGTTTGACAGTGCCATGACCGTTAGTGCGGTGTTTGCTTGTATTCGTTTGTTAGCTGAAACTGTCTCTAGTTTGCCGCTTAATATGTACAAACTGGATGCCGAAGGTAATCGGACAATAGAAACAAACCACGATTTAATCAAGTTACTCAAGCACCGTCCTAACCGTCGGCAAACGCGCATTGAGTTCTTTGAACAGTTAATGCTTAACCTTGTATCAAGCGGCAATGCTTACGTTTTACGCGGCATGATGGGTAAACGCTTGGTCAGTTTGCAAGTGCTGAACAGTGGCAGCATTGAGCCTGAGTTAATGCTTAACGGTGACATAATTTATCACTGGCAAAAATTAGACGGCACGCGCCAAAAATTAACAGAATCCGAAGTCTGGCATATTCGATTATTTGGCAATGGTTTAATGGGGTTGTCACCACTGGCCAACGCTAAAAAATCTATCGGTGTGGCTATTGCGGGTGATGACAAAATCACTCATTTAATGTCAAACGGTGCAAAACCGACAGGCACATTATTAGCAGCTAACTGGCCAAACAAAGAACAGCGCGATGATCTACGTTCTGAAATGAATGGATTGCTCAACGGTGACCAAACGGAACTCGCTGTTTTAGGTGGTGGCATGAAGTTTGAGGCCATGAGTTTAACGCCTGAAGATTTAGAGCTATTGGCCACTCGCCGTTTTAGCTTAGAAGAAATATGTCGGGCGTTTGGTGTACCAAGTGTTTTAGTTAATGATTTGTCAGCATCGACAGTGTGGGGAAGCGGCATTGATTCGATCATTAGTGGATTTTATAAGTTTGTTTTGCGGACTTATTTAGAAAAATTAGAACTATCAATTATCGTTAATTTATTGCCACGCATCGAATGGGATACCTACGAGATTGAATTTGATGCTGATGCGATTTTAAGAGCTAACCTAAAAGACCGCATTGAATCGGTGTCTAAACAAGTGTTATCAGGCTTTATGACACCAAATGAGGCTCGTAAAAGTGAAGGCCGCCAAGCCAAACCCAATGGCGACCAGTTACTTGTGCCAAGCAATATGACCACTATTGATAAAATTTTAAACGTAGTATCTACAAGAAGCAAAGATGAGGTTAACCATGACTAAGCTGCATCACCGTAACCGCCGTAAACCGCCTGATGTGCAATGTCGTCGGATGCAGATTGTGCCTAGCGAATTGCGTTTTACCGCACCTACGCAAGATGGCGCACCGTACACCTTTGAGGGGTACGCGGTGAAATGGGCAACAGTGAATAGCCACGGTGAACGCTTCGAGAAAGGCGCATTTGCTGATGTGATTGCCAGTGGTAAACAGGTACACATGTATTACAACCACGGTTACATGGACTGGTTTAGCGGTGCAAATGCCCGTCGTATTGGTAAATGGGTTGAATTACTTGAAGATGACATTGGATTTTTAGTCAAAGGTGAGTTAACACCTAATTTGTCGTTAGCTAGTGATGTCGGTGCAATGCTGCAACATGGCACAGTTGACGGATTATCCATTGCCTTCTATGAACCCAATCCAATGGACGTGATGCAGGATGCAACAGGTTCACGCGTCATTCGACGCATTGATTTATATGAAATCAGTGTAGTTGATGAGCCTAGCGACCAAACTGCACGCATTACGCCTACAACTGAGGCTATTAATGCTGTTCGTAACGCTGACGATGCAAATAATCTGTTAATCAATATGGGTTTGTCTCGTATTGATGCCGATTTATTGCTTGCTCGTTTAGATGATGTTCTGCATGTGCCAAACCATGCAAACGAATATCAATCGGTATTAGATCAACTATCGTTTTAAGTTTTAATGCCTTGATGTTGCCGCGATTAGCGGTTTTTTTTATGCCTTTTTTTGAGAGAAAACACTATGAGTAGCTCTAAATCGAATCAAATTGCAGTAGCAGTTCGTCAAATTAACCGTCGTGAAGCCCCTGATGATGCAACCGCGTTAGCCAAAAAGCTCAACGAGCGCATGAAAAGCCTTGATGAGTTAATCAAAAAGCATCAAGACACGCTTGAAAACGGCAAGTTACCCGATGAAATCCGTAAAAAATTAGAAGCCGATGCTAAAGCGGTGACTGAATTGGCTGGCCGTTTCTCTGACATGGAGCAAAAACTGGTCGATCAGGTGCGTAGCGGTGACGCTAATTTGAATGACGTGGGTTCAATCTTGGCGCGTAATACTGAGATTAGCAAACAAGCCACGGCGATTAAAGCGCGTAAAGGTCGTATGCAAATTGACGGCATTCAAGCGCGTAATATCGTCATGATTAGCGGCATGGGTGCGACAGCAACATTAGCTACGTTGGATGTGCAACGTACTCAAGCACAAGAACAAAAACTGGCGTTGTTAGATTTAATTGTTTGGACACCTGTTACTGAAAACTTAGTGCCGTTATTGCGTGAGTCTGCTTACGACATTATGGCAGATGAAGTAGCTGAAGGCGTTCAAAAACCAGAGTCTAATATCACCTTTGGTGTTGAAGACATTACGATCAGTGTCGTCGCGCATTGGGTTCGTGTGACTAAACAGTTATTAGATGATATGCCTGCGTTGGCTTCTTATATCGAAGGTCGTTTGGCCTATGGTGTACGTCTGAAACTTGAAGCCAAAGTAATTAACGGCGCAACAACCAGCTTTAGTGGTTTAATGAAAGTCGGCAATAGCTTGGTTGCAGTGCCAGCGACATTGGCAATTGACACAATCAACACCGCTAAATACCAAGTATGGAGCAGTGGCATTACTCCTGAAGCGGTGGTTCTGAATCCTGTGGACTGGGGAAACATCGAGCGCGAAAAAACAGACGATGGCCACTATTTGTTTGGTACACCAGGCGCGATGGTTCAACCTGTTATTTGGGGTTTGCCTGTTGTTTTGTCTTCTGCCATGCCAGTGGGTAAATTTTGGCTAGGCAACTTGACGCTCGGTGTGACGGGTTATGTACGCCAAGACGTGATGGTTGAATTATCAACCGAAGACCGCGACAACTTTGTTAAAAACTTAGTGACAGTACGCGCTGAAATGCGTGCTGGTTTTGGTGTTGCTATTCCTGATGCTCAGGTGACTGGCGACTTGCTCGCTGTTTAAGTTGTTGTTGATTAAAGCCCTAATTCGTTAGGGCTTTTTTATTGAGGTTTTTTTGATGAGTGATGCAATTACCTTAGAACGCGCCAAGCAGCATTTACGTGTTGAACACGGCGATGAAGATGCGTTAATTGAGTTGCTTATCAAAACAGCTTTACGCGGTGTTCGTGACTACATTGACCGTCCGTTAAGTGATGCTATTTGCCGTGATGAAGATGATGAGCTGTTATTGGCAGCACCGTTGCAGTTCGCTCAACTATTGATGATTGGTGATATGTACGACAATCGCGAAGCGCAACAAATGGTGATGTTAAACATCAACATGACATGTCAAAACTTGATGAATCCTTATCGAAAGATGGGGGTTTAATATGTTGGCGGGCAAACTGCGTCACCGCGTCACTTTCCAAAAACTCACGATGTCACGCGGTTTAAGCGGTGGTGAAAAGCAAGAATGGGTTGATGTTTGCACGGTTTATGCGCGTGTCAGCCCACTATCAGGCAAGTACCTATTTGCAGCACAACAAAATCACAGTGAAGTCACAGGCACTATCGACATTCGTTACCGTGCCGACATTAACGCCAAAATGCGAGCAACGCATGAAGGCAAAATCTACAGTATTCATGCCGTCATTGACTTTGAATTACGCCATAAAGAGCTAAAACTCATGGTTAGTGAAGGCGTTAGTGAGTCTTAATGATGGCTAATACCGTGCAAGTGACAGGGCTTAAAGAGCTTGAGCAAAGCCTGAGCCAGTTGCAGGGTAAAGTCGCTAAAAAAGCCTTAGAAATTGCGGTTAAAAGTGGCACAAAAGTTGTGTTAACAGAAGCTAAAGCCCGTGCGCCTATGGGTATTGTGCCGCACAAATTCAAAGAACGTGGCGCAATGATTGAAGTTAAACCAGGTAACTTGCGTAAGTCGCTAAAGCAAAAGGTTTACCGTGGCCAACGGGCTGCAATGGGTAGCATCCAGTCAATTATCCCTTTGGATGGCCGTGCTTTCTATGGCAAGTTTATGGAATGGGGTTGGAAGGCGAAAGGTGGCCGATATATCGCACCACAACGATTTTTAGCACCCGCATGGGAATCTAAAAAGACAGAAGCACTTGACCAACTGGGCAAACGCTTAGGTGAAGAAGTCGAAAAAGCAGCGAGAGAGGCCGCCAATGCGCGTTAGTGAAGCGATTTTCAAAAACCTGTCACCGCTATTGGGTGAAAAATGTGTGTGGCCTAATGCCGCACCTAAAGACGCTGAATACCCAATGGTGATTTACATCGAAACGAATCGTGAACACCTCAACACTTTAAGTGATGGCTTTATCAATCATGCAAAAGTGCGCGTACAAATGTATGTTTTTGCTGAAGAATTTGAAGAAGTGGAAACATTACGCGACAACATTGTCACCGTGATGTTGCAACAAACCGATTTACCAAGCTGTTTAGTGATTAGCGATCAATATCAATTTGAATCAACCGTTCAAGCACACTTGATTGTGATTGAATTTTCTATGTGGGAGCAAACAGAATGACTCAGAAAAATGTGCAACATACCCAAGGCACGCGTTTTCAGCGTGACAACGGTACAGGTTGGGACGATATTAGCCAGTGCAAAGACATTGTACCCGCCGACATTAGCCGTACCACGATTGATGTGACAACTATCGACCAATATGACGGCAGCGAACCCGATTTATACAAGCAATATGTCGGTGGTTTGCTAGAGGCTGGTGACTGTTCGCTTGAACTTGTGTTCGATCCGCGCTCTATTTCTAATCAGCGCATTATTGAAAGTGACATTGATGCACCTAATCCCCTTCGTTACCGTATTTTGTACATCGACGGTACGACTGATACATTTTACGCCATCCTCAAAAGCATGAAGCGCACGAACCCGATGGATGATGTGACTCGCCAAAGCCTGACATTAAAAGTCAGCGGAAAGCCAATTTATGAAGTGGCGGTGTAACCATGAGCAAGTTAAAACTCGCCATTTTTGCCAGTATTTCAGCACTGTCTCATGAAGTTGTTGCCGTTCCTGAGTTTAACAGTCCTGATTCAACCTCAGATTTAGAGTTACACGTTAGCGTGATGAATGTCAGCGAGCGTGATGGTTTCGACACTGCTTATCGTGAAATACCAGAGGCTGAACGTGCCGCCAATTTTCGTAGTTTATTAGCCATTTACACGGTTAAAGACACCGATAATCAGCCAGTTTTTAGCCTTAGCGACCTTGCCGATGTTAAAAAACTGAACTCACTGGCGATCATGCGCTTGACTGATACCGCGTTACGCATCAACAAAATGCTTAAAGTGGATGCCGAGCAAATAGAAAAAAACTCTTAGAGCGTCCTGACCGCCAGTTTTTGTTTTTACTGGCGTTACAGTTAGGGCGCACAGTTGCAGAGTTAGAGCAAACGTTAACGCATAACGAGTTGATGGAATGGCGCGTTATTTTTGAAGATACACATTTTGGTGAGTTACGGGCGGATCGTCGCAATGCTGAGGTGTTGGCAATGTTGTATAACATCAATCGCGCACCTAATAAGCCTGCAATCACGTCCGATGTTTATATGCCGTACAAAGTTAAAAAGCGTGATTTAACAGACGAGCAGCTCAAGGCTAAATCAAGAGCGTTTTTTAGTAGTTTGGAATAACAAAACCCGCCAAGTGCGGGTTTTTTAATGGGTGATTTATGGCAGGTGTACAAATTGGCGCATTGCACGTTAGCTTGAGTGCTGATAGTGCCGCCTTTGACCAAGGCATGAATAACGCCCAGCAAACCGCTGATGAGTCGATGGGTAAAATTGGCGAAAATGCCAAGAAATTAGCAGGTGTTTTGGCTGGTTTATTTGCAGTTGATTTAATCAAAGACCGCATCAAAGAACAAATTGATTATGCTGATGGTTTGGCTGATGTTGCAGCTCGTGCGAACTCAACAGCCGAAGCATTGAGTGCGATGGAATACGCATTACATTTTAATGATGCAACGCTTGAGGATTATACAGGGGGTTTGCAGAAATTATCTTTGAACATGGAAGCGGCGGCTGAAGGAAGCAAAGCACAGGCTAAGTTATTTGAAACTATTGGTATTAGCTTACGCGATCAAGATGGTCAAATTCGTAATGCTGCTGATGTCATGCTTGATTTTAGTGATGTGTTGGCGAGCATGGATGATGGTGCAACCAAAACTAGCCTAGCAATGGATGTTTTAGGTAAATCGGCAGGGCCAGCACTTTTACCGCACTTAAACCAAGGTAGTGCAGCAATCAAAGAGTTAACTGCTGAGGCTGAAAAATTTAATCTTGTTGTCAGCACTGACGCATCAAATGCGGCAGGTCAACTAAACGATAGCTTAGATAAAATAGGATTTGCAGCTACTGGGGCATGGCGCGTGTTAGCTGTTCAGCTCGCACCAATGCTAGGATCAATCAGTGAAAATATGCTCAAGGGCGCACAAGACACAAATGTAATGGAAGGCGCGGCAGTTGCTTTATCAACTGCTATTAAAGTGATGTACACGGGATTTTCAGTTAGTGTGATTGAATTAAAAGCATTGGGTGAGCTTATAGGAAAGATTTCAGCCGTTGCGGTATCTGCCGCAACAGGTGAATTTGCTCAAGCAGCAGCTATCTGGAATGACAATTCATGGAAAGACAAAGCAAAAGTTGATTTATTGGCTTTAGGCGATGTTTGGCAAAACGCTGGCCAAAAAGCAAAAGATTCAGCTGATGCACAGGCAGAAGCTCAAGCAAAATCTGCTAGGACGCTAGAATTAGAAAAAGCATTGGCAGCCTCAGCAGCAGCTGATAAAGCTAAAAAATCAGAAAAACCAAAAGACAATTTCCAATATGGTGGCCTTGCTAATTCAGCAGGTGATTACCAGTCAGCGGTTAATGCTGAAAACCTATCAATCATTAATTTTAATGCTCAAGAAGATATTGCAGCCGCGCAATTCAGTGAAATAATCGACTCAATGTTAGTCGAACTTGATGCAGCACAAACAATTGCAGGCGTACAGTGGGAAGAGTTTCTTAATAATGAGCTAGTACAAGTCGATGCTGCAAATGTTTATAAACTAAATGCTCAAAATGATTTTATCGCTGCATTTATACAAGGTGATTTAAACCGTGTTAATGCTGTTGTCACTAATGGCGATGCTGAGTTAGAAGCTCGCAAAGCTCAAATGGCAGCTACTGTAACATTTTTTCATGCTGGCCTTGCTTCTATGGCACAAGGTCATAGCAAGGCTGCTAAAGCAGCACAAGCAATTCAAAAAGCCCAAGCATTATACGAAATTGGCGTTAACACATACCGAGCCGCAATGGGCGCGTATGCCGCATTAGCACCTATCCCATTTATAGGGCCCGCACTTGGCGTGGCAGCCGCAGCCGCTGCAATAGCAATGGGTGCAAGTATGGCGCAAGGCGTGTTAAGTGGTGGAGGTGGGGCAGGTGCAATCACAGGAAGCGCACCACCTGCATTGTCGAACACAGGCGCACCAACCAGCCAAGCCGAACAACGCCAAACCGAGCAACAAAATCAACAAATTACTTATTTACGAATTGGCGAAAATGACGTGCTGTTAGGTCGCACGCTTTTAGATTTGGTTGGCGGCGCATTAGCCGATAACGGCGGTGAAATTAAAAATCTACGGATCATCCCAGCATGACGACAACAGCAAACAAGGCGATCATTTGCTACGACAATGTGCTGACATCACCATTATTAACGTCAATTGCAGCAACAAGCGAAAGATTGGGCTTTAGCGTAGCAAACGCCTACGACTGGTACACCACCTCGTACTGGTCGCCAACGCCAGCAACAGGCTACCATTTTTTCACCTTCGTTTTTAGCAGCCCTGTAACAGCCGACTATTTGGCGATTTATCGGCACAATTTAGGAACTGTTGGAGGTGTTTTTTATCTCGAATATAGCCATGACAATTGGGCAACGTACTTTTTAGCTACGCCGTCAATCACTGGCGCAACAGATAACGAACTCAAAATAAACCTGTTTACGGCTGTTACTGCCCGTTATTGGCGTGTTGTCTTCAATCTTTCGACAGCAACGCCGTTTTATGTGGGCGTAGTCATGTTAGGCCGTAAATTGCCGCTTTATCGGGGCATGGTGGGCGGCTTTGTAGTGCCGCGTAACGGTCGTAAAAACACGATTTTGAACCAAAAAACCGAAGGCGGGCAGTTTGTAGGGCGCGTTAAAACATCTCAAGGCGCGCAGTCAAACGTCACATTTAAGACCGTTCCGCAAGTTTGGGTGCGTAATTATTGGGAAAAATTTGTTAAACACGCTGAATTAAACCCGTTTTTGTTTAGCTGGAATCATGAGTTTTATCCGCAAGATGCAGCCTATTGTGTGTCTAACGGTGAAATTCCAGACATCGCAATCAATGAAAATCGTTATCACGACATATCACTACCTGTGCAATGTCTATTAAGTGGAGATACTTTGTAATGGGCAGCAAAATACTTGAAGAACTAGAAGACATTAAAGTTTTGTTAGTGGGTGGTGAAGGCGGTGGTTTAACAAATGCTGAATTACGCGCCGCTGCTTTACACGTCATCGTTGATAACCAGTTAGACCTAACAATAGTAACCAGTCACTTATTAGCGATTAAAAACAGCGTAGCCGCGATTGACGTTAATACCGATACCATCGAACAAAAGCTACTCGACACAATTACGGCTATCAACGCCAACGGCACGGTTAATCATGCTGATTTATTGACATTATTGGCGCAACTACAAGCAATCAATGCCAATACAGACACTCAAGAAGCCGTACTAAATAGCATTTTAAGCAAGATTATTGCCGCACCTGCAACTGTCGCATTGCAAACAACTGGTAACGCTTCATTGGCTGCAATTGATGCCAAATTAGCTGCCACATTGAATGTCAATGTCGTCAATCAAATTGATTTAACAACTGTCACCAGTCATTTACTGGCTATTAAAAACAGCGTAGCCGCGATTGACGTTAATACCGATACCGTCGAACAAAAGCTACTCGACACAATTACGGCTATCAACGCCAACGGCACGGTTAATCATGCTGATTTATTGACATTATTGGCGCAGTTACAAGCAATCAATGTCAATACAGACACTCAAGAAGCCGTACTAAATAGCATTTTAAGCAAGATTATTGCCGCACCTGCAACTGCCGCATTGCAAACCACGGGCAACGCTTCATTGGCTGCAATTGATGCCAAATTAGCCGCCACATTGAATGTTAATGTCGTCAATCAAATTGATTTAACGACTGTCACCAGTCACTTATTAGCGATTAAAAACAGCGTAGCCGCGATTGATGTCAATACCGATACTGTCGAACAAAAGATTAGCGATACGATCACGGCAATCAACGCCAATGGCACGGTTAATCACGCTGATTTATTGACGATTTTGACGCAATTACAAGCCGTAAACGCGAACACAGACACGGTTGAAGCTGTCTTAAATAGCATTTTAAGCAAAATTATTGCCGCGCCTGCGACATTAAGCGAACAACAAACTCAAACAACTGCATTAAATACAGTCAACACAAACTTAGGTACTGATGGTGCTGCATCGCCAGTAATTGCAGGGACTGGCGTTCGTGGTTGGTTACGCGCAATTTATGATAAAACAGTAACAGGGCTTGCCCGTGCTTGGACACTTTCAAAAAACACGGACAATATCACTGTTTTTGCAGCAGAGAAAAACACCTACGTTGCAACTTATAAACTGACAACACGGCCTTATGCCTTATCTTGGCCATTTACAGCTAATACTCGCCGACAATTTGCCACGATCTTTCATACCTCGTCCGCTACTAAAACAGTGCGTATTCGACGAGTTGAGGTATTGATAAAATCCTGCTCAGGCACGTCAACAATACTAGCCGATATTGTACGTCTAACCGCAGGAACACTCCCTGCAAATGGTAATCCTGCTATCACACCATCAAAAGATGTTTCAACCGCTCCTACTGCTGAGGCAACATGCTTGGCACTGCCAGCAACAGAAGGCGTTGAGGGCGTGGCCTTTGGGGGAACTGAGTTTCAACTTGGAAACACAGGGGGCGCACCAACAACTAATCCACCCGTCACACCAACAGGCATGACATTGTTTTCAGACACTGCGAGCGAAGGGCAATCTTTGACAATGCTTGCTGGTGTCGCTGAGGGGTTCGCAGTGGTGCTTGATAATAGTGCTGCTACGACAATTACCGCAATTGTGCGGATAGTCTTTACTGAGGAATAGATCATGGAACAAAAATGTGTCGCCATCAATTTAGATGGTCAAGGTAGCGTGTACGTTCAAGACTGGTTAGATGCACATCCCAGTGCCGAAGTCATAACGATGAGTGTTTACAACGAACAAGCGTACATTATTTACCGTACACCTGTTTAATTATAAAGGGCATTATCGATGAGTTTTAACACTGAAGCCGCAAAGTTTGGCCGTATTCCTACAATTTTTGTAGAGTGCGACATGGATTTTTGCGCCAATGTGTACGGTAATGCCCCTTGTACTGCCGCCGTTGGCGTAACAGGCGCGGCCAAGTGCTACAACACCTACGCAACGTGCCAAGACAAACCTCACTTTGTAAAAACAACTAAGACTTACCGATTTTGTGACCAGAATGCTGATTTGCCTGTGGGTATTTCTGCTATTCCGCTTCTAAAATCAGTCATTTTTGCCAGCCAAGAAATAACACCAGGCAAAGGCTTAGGCGTTCGCGGTAGTGTCAGCGTGCGCTTAATTGACGCACCGTTTCCTGACACAGAAATTGACCCTTATTGGCGTGAGCGTACTTATGATACGAACAATCAAGGCACGTTTTGGGGCAAGTTTAAAGCGCGTAATCCGTTTTATGAAAACCGTATTTTGCGCGTGCGTCGTGGTTATCTCAGCGCAAATTTTAGCTGGGCTAATTTTATCGACAGTATTTATGTCATAGAACAATTACAAGGCATTAGCAAAGATGACGGCGTGACTTTAGTCGCTAAAGACATCTTAAAACTGGCTGATGATAAAAAAGCCTTGTTTCCCAAGCCGTCAAACGGGCGATTAGCGGCTGATATTACCGCAATACAAACATCGTTTACGCTTGCCCCATCGGGCATAGGTAATGAGTATGCAGCCAATGGCAAAGTAGCCATTAGCGGCGAACTGATGGCTTTTACTCGCGTTGGTGATGTTTTTACAGTCACCCGTGGTGCAAGTAATACTGTAGCCGAGTCACATAAATTAGATGATACGGTGCAACAAGTCGGTATTTTCGACGGGTTGAAAGTGCATGATGTTATTTATACGTTGCTTACATCCTATAGCGGCATTAACACAGGATATATCAACAAACCCGCATGGGATGCCGAAGCAACCGCGCATTTAGCTGGTGTTTTTAGTGCCGAAATACCTGAACCAACAGGCATAAATACGCTAGTGGGTGAACTCACAGAACAAGGAACGTGTCGCGTTTGGTGGGATGAAATCGCGCAACTGATACAATTTAGAGCCATTAAGCCATTGCCAACAGGATTGCCAACATTAAGCGACGATAGCCACTTTTTAACTAAAAGTATTGACGTAAAAACAGATACTAATCAGCGTATTAGTACCGTGTTAATTTATTTTGCACAAAAAAAGCCAACCGAAAAACTGGATGAATTAAAGAATTACGCCTTGCGTGTGGCGACACCAAATTTAGCAGCAATCAGCAGCTTAGAATATGGCTCTAACTTAATTAAAAAAGTGCTGAGTCGTTGGTTTAAGACTACATCTCAAGGCAGGGCCAATGCCTTAGCGGATGCTTTACTCAAAACGTATCGTGACCCACCACAAGTTTTAGAATTTAGCCTTACGCCTGCTTTGCAATTGAAAGTAGGCGACTTGTTTTATGCTCAAACTCGCAAAATGCAGGATTTCACGGGTGCTATTGCAAGTGTGCCAATGGAGGTCGTTTATGCTCAACCAACTGATAAAGACGATATTAAATATAAAGCGCAACAAGTGAGTACTGCGATACCAACAGGCAATATAAAAAATCTTATTATTAGTGTTAGTTATCCAAACATTGATTTTAATAATCTTAATTTTTACGATGCTTTTGTTAATGAATTTGGTGTTCCAGAATCAGGAATTACTGTAAATATCGAAATATTAGCAGGCTTGTTTATATCAGCATCGAATACGTCTTTATATGCGGTTGTTGTTGATAATAGATGGCCAAGTGGTGTCACATTAAATCTAATCATTAGAAGCCCTATCGGTGGTCGAGGTGGTGATGGTGGTATTGGCGGTCAATTTAATACTTATCCGTCTTACACTCAGGCAACAGCAGGTACAAAAGGTGGAAATGGCTTATTAGTAAATTACCCAATCAACATTGATAACCGATCATTCATTGCAAGTGGTTGTGGTGGTGGTGGTGGTGGTGCTGTAGGTTACTTTTTAGGGTTTGCAGGTGGAGGCGGTGGTGGTGGATCTGCAAATGGTCGTGGAGGACTAGGTGGATTATCAACATCTACAGGATTGCGAAATAATGGTCAAAATGCGACATCAACAAACTTAGGAGCAGGTGGAGTTGGTGAAGGAGGCGGAATAACGAGCGGTGGAAATGGCGGAAACGGTGGAATGCACAATAATATATTTGGAAGTACAGCAGGACAAAACGGTGCTGATGGATATGATGATACTTTATTAATACCCATATTAGGTGGTTTAGGTGGGGCAGTTGGAGATTACGCAATTAACGGGAATCCATTAATAACATGGATAAACATAGGCATAATTTACGGCAACATCATTTAATTATTAATTAACAATTTTACTAAACAGCCCCTTATTTGGGGCTTTTTTATTGGAGCAACAAAATGCCAGCAAGAAAACGTGATTTTATTATCGAAAAAGGTTCAGATTTTCAACGTGTTTTATATTTAGAGCCGGGCCCTGATGCCGATATTCGCTTGTTTACAGCGCGTATGCAGATTCGCGCAAGTGCAACAGGTGAACCATTTTTGCTTGAATTGACAACAGCAAACAGTCGCATTACTTGCGATTACGGCACTATTACACTCAACGTATCAGCTGCAATTATAACTGCAATCGACACGTCAACACTTACAAGCAAAGGTAAAGTGACAGAGCCAGCCGCCGCAGGTAAGTTGCCGTTTGAACGCGAAGGCAAATTAGGCGTGTACGACTTAGAGTTAGTGAGTCCGTCAGGTATTGTGACTCAATATCTTTTTGGCCAAGTTGTGTTTGTTGACAACGTGACTCGTTAATTAAAATATTTGAGAGTATGCAATTATGAGCAATGGCGAAGTTACGACTGTTGGTATTCC